GGTACGCGAAAATCCGCTTATCTTTGCGATAGGCGTACTTTTGCGCCCGCGAGACGATGTAGTCGGCCAGCCCTCTGTACCCATGCCGACCTAGGTGCTGGCCATTATTCACTTCATGCATGGTCTCGCAGGTCGTGCAGGTGGCCGGTAGCTCACCGTGAACCGTAATCACATCGCCGACGACACTCTTAATGCCGTAAGAATGGTAGCGGTCTGCCGTCGCGTCATGAACGACGACGGCGCCACCGGCGCTAAGCTTTCCTCCCTTCCCGCTGGCGACGGTGAAAGCGGCCGCGCTGTCGCGCGCAACGATGCTGATAGTCTCGACGGGTGCAGCGGTCAGATAACTTTTGGTGAATTCGCTAGTCAGGATAAAAAGGGGTCTGCTGGCATCGGCCTGAATATCCAGCTCGTTGACGAGGTCCGACACTTGCTCCTGAAGCGCAAGGATCTGACCCTCTTGTTGGGTCAAGGCAGCCGCCACGCTGCCGCCATCATATTGCACTGCCGATGCAGGCAGACTCGGCGGGTGCTGCTCAGCAATGCGCTTGACCTGATCGACGCTAAGTCGCCCTTCGACAGGACGGAAATACGCCCCCGGCAGAGCCGGCAGGGAAGTTGAGACGCGAACAAACCGGGCATTGCTTGGCGAGGTGTGCGTCGACGCCTCAAGGTCCGTTCCGGCACCGGAGCCTCTGAATGCTGAAATGAACACCTGATTGGCGTCATACCAAGCATTCCACGCCGTTCCCGTCAGGCCGCCTGCGTGAACATAGGCGACGCCCCCCTCGACCTTCAGGAAGCCTGAAGTGCGAAAATTGGCGTGAGCAACAGCGTTGCCCGAGCTAGAAATAAGCATAGCCTCGCTAAAGGCCGTGCTGTTTACGCCCTGGTCGGCGGCCTTGCCGTAGTCGATTTGCGTCTGGATGCCGGGATCGACCCAAGGCCCGACCCAAGTCCACGCCGATCCGCTCCACGACCAGACGCCGTTACCATTCGGGACGTCGCCAAGCGGGTCGCTGGTCACGCGCGCGCTATCGCCAACCTCAGGCGACGGGATAGTCGAGAGTTGGGCCTTCGTGGCGACAGCCTTGGTCACGGTCGCCTGCGAGGCCAGGTCGATCAGGGCGTCGATGCCTGCGCGCACCTCGGGCTTTACGGGCTCATTCGCTCCTGAGGCCGGCACGCCGTCCACGCGGAAATCGCGAAACGCCGAACGCAGCTTCGCCTTCACCTCAGCCGGATCGGCCATGGGTCACCTCAGATTATGATGAGTTGCAGGGCCGCGCGGTCGGTTAGACCAGCACGACCATTTCGTTGCCGTTCGAACCACCCCATCCGGGCGGCGATGGCGGTGGCGTCGGATAGGCGCCGCCGCTGTCGGACGTGAACACCCAGCCGAGGAAGATCCATTGGCCGGTCGTCATGCGCACGGCGGCCGGATGTTCCTCCGCCTGGAAGCCGAGGTCGGAGCGCCAGAACACGCCCCAGCGCTTGCTGGAGGCCAGACCGGTGATCGTGCCCGCCGGGATGGAGATGGTCGTGCCGTCGTCCATGTAAGCGTCGAAGTCGCCGATGGTGATCATGTCAGCGTTGGCAGTGATGGTGACGGCGTCGCGGCCGACCGGGGTCCGAGCGGCGTCTGTGATCTGGGCCGGAATTGTCACGAAGGTTTCAGCGTAAGGTCCTGGCGCACTCGTCACCAGAGCAACGCCGATCTCGATATAGGCGCCTGTCGGAACGATGGACGTGCTGAACTCCACCGTCTCCCCAGAATTCCAAGGTGTCGGGTCTTCGTTCACATAGCCGAGCCACGTCATCGACACTTCCCGCCACCGCAGACGATAGGTGACGTCGGGCCGGTTCGGGTTGCTGATCGTGATGCGGATTCGTGCACCATTCTCAGTCGGATACGGAATGGCCGAGACAATGACGGGCTTGGCCAGTTCCTCTGGCTCGGGCCGCACGATGGGCGCCGGCAGTTCGCCCTCTTCCTCCGCCGGGTTCCAGGCGTCGATATTCACGTCAGCCTGGATGACGTCGAACACGACCTGTGAGGACGCGAAGTCGATTTCGACGTTCATGACCTCGCAGACGACGTCGGCCATGCTGACCAGTTCGGGGTTCTGGACCCGGATGTAGCGTTGACCGAGGCCGTTCAGGCCGTAGATGCCGGTGCGGATCTGACCCCGGCGCGGGGCGTTCAGGCGGGTCATCTTGCGCTTGGCCAGCCGCATGGCCTGGGCACGCGAATAGACCCACGTCAGGCCGAGGGGTTCGGAGCGCACACGGCCCGTGTCGCTGATGTCGCTCTCGTCGCGCCAGACCCCGGCTTCAATCTCGGTGAAGTCGTGGTCCGGCGAGACATAGGACACGATCAGCTCGTTGACCGTCTCCTCGTCGGCCTGGAAGGCCCGCCAGCTATAGCCATCGATATACTCGCCGGTGAGGGTGAAGGTTGGCGCGAGGTAGCGTCCGACCTTGAGGATCAGATGCCCCTTGCCGCTGACCGACAGCCAGCCGTCCATGCTGGCGAGGATCGCCGCGCGAATGGCGGCCGGTTCGGTGTTGACCGGATAGTTGCCCGCCAGGCGGTAGCGCGGTTCGGTCCCGCCTGCCTTGAGGGGCACGGGCTGGTCGCAGTAGTTCGCCTCGGTTGTCAGGTCCGCCAGGACTGGCGCGATGCAGCGGTTCCAGTTGCGCCCGAACTGCGCCCATTCGAGGTGCACCATCCACACGACCGGGTTGGCGCAGGCCTTCCAGGTCGCCTCATTGGACCGGCTCTGGGACGGATCGCGCCAGTCGTAACAAACGGGCCGACCGACGACAGAAGGGATGGGCTCGCCGTTCGGGAAGTGACGAGGGAAGCTCTCTTTCGAGCGGTGTTGAGCGAACAGGGCCAGCGAGGCGACGCCATCGCCGCGCGCGTCAAAAGGCCAGTAGCTGCTGAAGGTGGGGTCGAGGTTAGCGTGGCGTGTCTCGACCGGATTGCCCATGCGTAGCGAGACGTTGACCAGATCCCCGGTCCCGTAGCGCTCATTCGCCATGCCCGCGACCCAGCCTCCGGCGCCGAGCGTCACCCGGTCGTCGTTTAAATAGACCCGGCTGATCGCCGCCAGACGGTCGTCGCACAGGGCGATGACGGCGCCGTATTTATTACCGACCGTCTCGCGCAGCATGTATGGGCCAGACATGCGGCTGTCCCAGCCCACGGCGCGGACGCGTGGCGGACGGGTCTGCTTGCGGGTGATCTTCTGCCCCTCGGGGTCAGGGACCGACGCCTTGGCGATGGCCGTCAGGCCCATGCTTATGCCCGCCGTCAGGCCGACATAGGTCACGGCGTAGGCGGTGATGTAGGCGAGGTTCGCCAAGGTGGCAGCGGCCGTGACAGTCAGGGCCGTCGAACCCGCAAACGTGGCTCCCGCCACCCAGGTCGCAACGGCGGCGGCGGCGGCCGAGATCGGATCAGCCATGCGGCACGCTCCACGCAAAGATGATGTCGTCAGGCTTCAGGGCGTCCAGACCCCGGCTGGATTTCACGGCCCAGCGCTCGCCCAGGCAGATGCCGGCGAGGATCTGTCCGCGATGGCAGAGCGTCCCTACGTCGCCGCGAACCGCGTTCGTCGCGGGGAGAAGTCCGGCGCGGATCGCGGCCTCGGCCATGATCGCGTGCAGGCCTCCCTTTCGTTTCAGCACCCGTTCACGCCCAAGGGCCGTGCTGTAGCGGCCGCGCAGCTCGGCGGCGGGGTCGTCACACCCAGTCGCGACCATGACCCAATCCGCGACGGTCAGGGCGCAGTCCGCCTTACCGTCCACGAAAGGCGCGGCAGCCATGCGCTCCAGAAAGGCGTCCAGCATCCTAGTTGCCGGGCCAGACGATGGTGCTGTCGACGCTGTAGGACGCCACCCGCGCACAGAAGGCGTCGGTCGGGCTGCGGCGGCGCTGGTCCGCATCGGTGTAAAAGCCCAGCTGCGGCCGGGTGCGATCGGTGAAGGCCGAGCCGACCGACAGGCTCACCCGGCGCGTCACCTGACCGCCGGAGCCGTCGCGGTCCACGGCGGGAACGTCGGCCGTGCCCTCCCATAGCCACGCGACGGGGGCGACGGCCTGCCACTCCTCGTCGAAGAAGATGATGCCGACATGAACCGGGGCGCCCCGCGCTTCCTCGACCTGATCGTCAGCGAGGCGGAAGGTCGTTTCGTCGGCGCCGTTCAGCGAGAACTCGATGCGTTCCGCTACACCGCCGACCAGCTGCCGCAGCGCCGGCACCTCACCGACCAGGCCGATGCCGAGATAAGTCCCGCCCTCGATGTCCACGTCGTCAGGCGCGACCTCGAAATCCCCCACGCCCATCCAGGCGCGCACGACGGACGACTTACATTCCATGCGAAAGAAGATCGACCAGCGCGGTGCGCCGGAAGCCGACAGGATTGCGGCTTGTTCGGGGAGCATCAGAAGGCCTCCACCCAGCGGGCGGTAACTTCGACAATCCGCGACGGGTCTAGGGCGCCGAAGAACTCGTCAGGATTCGCAAGCCTCGACGCCATGCCTACGCGGGCGAAGTACAGCGAGGTGTCTGAGGTGATGGCTTCGCGGAGCGGCGGGCGGATCTCGGCGAAGCCGTCGCCGACGCGCGCTACCCGATATCTACGCCAGCCGCGCGTTTCGTGGATGATCGAAAGGTTCTCGCCGCCTTGCAAGACGCCTGAGATCATCGTCAATGGGATGATGGTGGCTCGTAACGGACAGGCGGCCGTGGTGGTGGCGCCGACAGGCACGGTTCCATAGAGCGACCCATCACCGAAGGGCGAACCGTCCGAGTGTGGAACCGACGCGGCGGTGAGGTCTCCTGGCACGAATGGGCGCTCAAACGACCATGCCACGATCTGACCGACGCCGCCGTCAAGGCTGGCCTCAATGGCGCGGGCGGCCTTGATCTGATCTCGCGTGCTCAGCAGGAAGGATTGCTCGCCGACCCAAATGCCGCCGCCGTCTGTGCGGGCCACGGTCGTGTTGCCGCCGACGTTGACGCCGCCGTTCAAGGCGACGCCTTGCAGCCGCCAGCGCTCCTGTCGGGGCGTCAGTAAATCCCACGGCCAGTAATCCATCAGGTCGTCCCCAGTCGGCGGTGAGACTGCTGCGCTCCGGCCATCGAGCGCTTGGAAGCGTCAAGAACGGTCTTGCCCATTTGGGCACTGGCGTTCTGGGCGATGGGTCGAGCGGCGTCCGACGCCAGGGTGATGAAACTGTCGCGCTCGGGGCGGACGATGACCTCATGGAGAATGCGCTGCGAGGCGCCGCCATATCCCCCGCCGCCTGCCATGCTGAACGACGGCGACGGCATGCCGACCAGACCGCCGAGGGCATAGCCTCTGAGGTTTTGGTGCAAGCCTTCCAGCCGGGCCGCGCCGATGCGCTTCACCGCGTCAGCCGAGAAGACGTATTCGCCGCGGTGGACCACGCCGGCGGGCTCATTCTTCCCGCCGTCGCCGGTATATCCGCCATCAGCGAAGCCGAACATGCTGCGGCCGATGCTGATCGCCTTCGACATCCAGTCCGAACCGCCGCCTTTGGCTGCGCGAGCCGCGGCCTTGGGATCGCCTCCGGTTGAGCCGCCAAATAGCATTCCGGCCAAGGGCTCGATGATCCCTCGGCGGACCGAGATCGACAGCAGGTCGGCCAGGATTTGTTTGGCCACTTGGGAGAAGGTCTCGCCGAGGTCCTTGCTGTTCATGATCGCGTCCACGATCCCCGAGTTCAAGGCGTCGAGGCCGTTGGCGGCGATGGCCTCGTAGGCCTGCGAAACCTCAGCCGCGTCCTTAAGCGCTCGATCACGCCACGCGTCCAGCGGCCCCATGTTGGCTCGGTTCGTGGCGTCGGTCTGTGCCTTGAATACGCGGTCCTGTTCGTTCAGTGCCTGCTGCTGCTGCTCGGGCTTGAGCTTCATGAACGTGGGGTCGCGCTGGAGGTCTTCGCGGGCCTTCTGCTGCGCGGCTGCCAGAAGCTGAAGCTCAATCGCAAGCCGTTCCTTGGCTGTCCGCGCCGCGCCCGACTGGAGGGATAAAAGGTCCGCCGTGAGGTCCGTCAACAGGCGCTCTTTGACCAACCGCTCGTCTGCCAGGTCGCGGGCGAGGATGTCGGCCGAAACCCGGTTCTCCAGTTTGGCGGTACGAGTCTGGATCAGCTTGAGCTGGTTGAACTCGGCCTGGGTGATGTCCTTGCGGGCGAGGCGGCTCTCTAGTTCCTTGGCCTCGGCCTCGCGCTCCATCTCGACCTGCTTCTTGGCGAGGTCGAAGCGTTCCTGAACCGTCATCAGCTCATCGTCGGCGATGCCCAGGGCGCGTTGGCGGAGGCGGAAGATTTCTTGCTCGACGCGCTCTGCTCGGCGGGCTTCACGCTCTTCGGAGCGGTCTACACGTGAGGCTCTTGCCTTTGGAGTGCGTGGCGTTGGCAGCGCGAGAGTGGCCCCGTCCTGACGATCAGTGGTGCGGTTGCTGCGCTCGATTTCGCGGCGGGCGCGGCGCGCGATCTCAGCATCGGACTCAGCCAGCTCGCGCTCCCAGCCTTGCTGAACAGGCGAAAGCTGGCCGTTCACGCCTCCGGGACGCCGGTGGGCGTGCGTCACCTTGTTCCGCAGTGACTGGTTCTGATCAGCGAGGCCGCGCTCTGTCTTGTCCTCGTAGTCGCGGAACGCATCCATGGCATTGCCGAGGGCTCTGGCCAACTGTGCAACGAGGTTGATCACGCCAACAATGGCCGGCGCCATGTCGATGAAGGCCGACTTCAGGTTCACGTCGATGATCTGGGAGAGGATTTCGAATTCGCCCTGCGCCTTACTGGCGCGCTCGATCATGTTTGCGTCCATGACGACGCCGAGTTGCCGGGCTTCGTCCCTGAGGTCGGCGATATCAACCGCGCCGTCTCGCAGGGCCACAGAAAGCGACCCCAGCCCAAGCGCCTCAGCCACAGCAGCGCGGTCAGCTTCAGACTTCAGGTTCTTGATGGCGTCCGTGACCTTGTCCAAGGCCTGCTCGGTTGATCCCAGACCCTTCAGTTCGTCGCGGCCCATGTTGAGGAAGGCGAACGCCTTCACCGCGTCCTTCGACGTACCGGCCCTTGCTTGGGACAGCTTGGTGGCGAACTTGTCGAGTGCTTGGTCTGCATCGCGCGCCTCGCCGCCGGTGGCCTTCGCCACGTACCTCCACTCCTGCAAGGCGTCTGTGCCGATGCCGATCCGACGGGCCGAGTTAGCGATGTCATCGGCCATTCTCATGCCTTGGAGGCCCAGGTTGAGGGCACCGGCGGCGGCGAGGCCCAAAACTGTGACGAGGCTGGAGACCGCGGCCATCGCACCGGTCGCCATTCGACCGAAAGAGGCCCCGATCCCGCGCGCACTCTTATCTGCATCGCGCTCGACCCGGCCCATGGAGGCCTTCAGGTCGTTCTCGGCGCTTTTGATGTCTTCGCCGAGCTTCCGCTTGGTGGCGCGCAACTCAAACTCAGCGCTGCCGACGACTGTGCCTTCGGACATGGGCACCTCCATAGAAAAAGGCCCGCCGGAGCGAACCTGTTCGAATTCTGTTCAGGGTGACGGGGACGAAGTGGCGCCGCAGGGTCGGTGCATGAACTACGCTCAAGCTGAAGCCCCGATGGTGGCCTACTGGACCGAACTCGGCCGCTTTATGCACGAGTTTTCAAGGGTCGAAGCGCTGCTGGTAAATCTGCTGCGGCACTATTCGGGAGTGACCGATGCAGTCGGTGGCGCTGTCCTGAACGGGTTTCGAGCTGATGCGGCAAAGGACGCCATCAACCGTGTTCTGGAAGCTACTGGACGGGCAGACGCGGCAAAACGATTGGCTCCGGCGTTCAGCCATTTGTCGATCATCGCGGGAATGCGGAACAAAATTGTCCACTGGGGCGCGACCCACCAAGGCGATGATGAGTTCCTCGTTACGAATGCAAAGCTGAATCCGTCAAAAAGCCGGCTGACTGAAATTCGCATTACAACCGGCGATCTCCACGCCATGAGCCTTGATCTTTATAAGATCGGTATTCATTTCATTTTGGAGGTTCGGTTTGAGCGCGCTCAACCGACGCAGACCCTTTCCGAGGTGATCGCGGTCTTAGAGGATGCATGGCTCTATAAACCGCCTCAGCAAGCTCCATCGAAGAATGGGACCCGCGCCCGTCGTCGAGAGCGACAGAACCGGCCTCCCGCATCTCCCAGGTGATGTCTATGTCGTCTTCCATAGGACAATCCTCCTACGCCTGTACGTCAGTTTCGGGCAGATGGTGGGGCGGCTCCAAAAAGCCGCCCCGGTTAGACCAGCCTTACCAGGCCCCGCACGGACGCACCGCGCCACACCTTGCCTCGCCTAGCCTGCCGCGCCGAACCCCGACACGCCACACCTTGCCCCGCCTCACCGCGCCATGCCTGCCATGTTTTGTCTCGAGAGACCGGCCTCAACAGAGCCGTTACGCTGATGCTTGATCCATTGCCGCAAAGACGCCCGCCAACTCCTTAAGGTCAGCGTATCGGGCTCTGAAGGATGCCAACTCGGCCCAAGCCCGCTCAAGAACCTGTCGACGCAGGTCGGCGTCGGACATCGCGGTCTGCACCCCGACGTAGGATCGCTCGCCTTTGCGCTCGACAGAGACGAAGGCCCGCGTAGGTTTGGCGGGCTCTACATTCGACCGGCTCACGTCGATGGTGATGGACCGGATCAGTTCGCCAGCCTGCCCCAAGCGATGCTGCTCGGCGGCGATGCTGTCGTCCCACTCGAAGTGGTCGTGCAGCGACGAGTTGGCGCTCCTGGCCCTCTCCAGCACGACAGCAGGGGTCAGTTCGCCTGCCTTGCGCTCTATGCTCGCCAGTTCACGGCCCGCCTTGTCCGCGTCGATGCTGACCCGTGAGCCGGGACGCCATGCATATCTCACCGACATGGCAGTTCCTCCCCGGTCTTGGCGACATGGAAGCGACCGTTGACCCCGTCCTTCTCGGGGCGCCAGTCGCCGATGCCGACGCCGAACCCGCCAGCCTCAAACAGGCCAATGACCTGTTCAGCCGACAGGACGTTGGCGTTGTGCTGGACCCGCAGGATAGCGCCCCACTGTTCGAACTCGGCGCGGTGCCGAATGTCAGCGGTCCCCATCGCCACCCGAACCATGTCCTCACGCATCGACGGCGCCGGGCCGAGGATTTCGACGTACTCGCCGACGATATGGAAGCACTGTCGGGCCATGACCTTCGTCATGCCGCCGGTGCTGGTGACAGCCGTGATCGCCGCCGACTTGAACGCGACTGCCGGGAAGCCGAAGCGCGCCGTCATGACGTCTTCCTCGGTCGGCTCCTCGGGCATCCCGTCGAGCCAGTAGAGCGTCTCGCAGAAGTCGCGCCAGGGGTCCTTGGCGACCTTGCCGGTTGCAGCCTTCTTCATCTGCTTGTCGAGCATGGCCTTCTTGGCCTTCGCGGACCAAGCATGGCAGATCAGGCCGCTGTCCCCGATGATCGGGATGTCCAGCGTCTGGATGTTCATCGGCGGCAGTTCGACTGCCGTGGATTTCGGTGCGGCGGCCATTACCAAGCCTCTCCGACTTGAGCCCAGCGGCAGTTCACCGGCCCCACCTTGTCTCGCCCCTCTTGGTAGGAGCCCATCAAGAGCGAGCGACGGACCCAGCCTGGACGATCAGGGTCCGGCTCCTCTTGACGACGCTCGAACCCAACGGCCGGGCGCTTACTGTGGACGCCGCCGATGGCGTAGCAGAGTTCGTGCGCTTCCCAGCCGTCCGCCTTGGCGCGCTCAAGCACCGGCGCAAAGTCCGGATGGCTGGAGATGAGGCCCTCGGCGAACCGCTCCCAAGCAGTTTGCTCTTTCGCGACCTCGATGGCGTGAACGGCTACAGGGGCGGCGGCTGCTGCGATGGCCGGGACGGCGCCGAACAAGAGGCGGCGGCTCAGCATGCGACCAGCTCCCGAGCGGGGGCCGGGCGAACCGGAGCAGGGCGAGCGATAACGGGGGCGGCGCCGCGACCGTTGAAGAAGCGGGCGAGGTCGCCGAGCGGGTAGGGCGCAGGCACCCAGGTTGGGTTACGCCGGGCAGGCGTGATAGAAGGCGCGTAGGCCATGACCAGATCTCCGGGATCGGTTGCGGTTTAGGGCCGTTGCGAGGGTTGCCGCCCTTGCTTCGGTCCGTCCTTTCTGGCATTAGAAACGCATGACGTCAAGCGTTTCTAACATCAGAAAGAAGATTGGTCGTCCTGCGATCAACGCCGTCCCGCTTTCAGTGCGGGTGCCGCCCGATTTGATCGCAGCGGTAGACGCCTTCATTTTAGAGCGCGTTGCCTACGGTGAGAGCTTGTCTCGGCCCGAGGCCGTGCGCCGACTTGCCACCGAAGCGCTAGAGAAAATGGGCCTGTATCAGCCTAAATAATGATCGGCTGATCCTGACGCCTGGGGCGCGGGAACTTCGAAACGGCTGCCGCAAAACCGGCAGACCTGGGCCTCGGCCTTCACGATCTCCGCGCACTGCGGACACTTCTTGGTGTCGCCGGTCCGTAGGGATTGCTGGTCGATAGCGGCCTGATCCTTCTTCAGCATCAAGGCGCAGGGCAGGGCGACGATGAACAGCAAGGCCCCGAATATCCACCAGCCGATGAAGCTGCGGCCCTTGCCGCTGGCGATGGCGGCGGGGATCAGGCCGATCAGCACCGCGATGATTAGGATTTCCATGATTGCCCCCTCCAAGTTTGAGGCGCGAGGCTATGGCGCCTCACTCAGCGGCTCAACCTCGAGCCCCCAATCGGTCGCCATGCGGTGGAACATCGCCGCCGCCATCGCTTCGGCTTCCTTCGGATCAGGCGCGTCCAGCATCGACTTGATGTAGCTGGCCGGACCTTGGAGACGTTCCTCGCGGGCAAAGCGCTCGCCGAACCATCCGGCGTAGAGCGAGGCTTCGATCTGGGCCCGGCCGAGTGATTGGAGCCGCAGCGCCAGTCGATAAGGTGTCAGGTGCCAGAACTCTGTCTCCGTGACCCCAGCTTTCAGGGCCGCCCGAAAATGCGCCTCAACCACGTCGGTCGGGCGCTCTTCCGAGGGTTGGCGGTGTCGGCTTCGACGGACCTCCCTTGAGGGCCGTACTGCGCCAGTTCCCAGGCGGCCCAGACGGCCTTGAGACAGACCGCGAGGGGATAGGCGGCCATGGGGGCAGCCAGGACGTCAGCGGCCTTGATCCCGCCTCCCGACATGACCTCCAGCGCCTCGGCCAGCGCAGTCGAGCCGCCGGAGCGGCCCTTCTGCATGGCCTTGAACTGCTCCAGAAGCCAGTCGTGCCCCTTGGCGTCGAGGGCCGCGTAGGTGAGTTGCAGCGGGATCGCCCGGCCGTCCGGCAGGTTCAGCGGGACGATCCCTTCGCGCGCGTCGTTCATCAGTCCTGAGCTTCCCGCGTCGGGGCGGCCAGCGGCTCGAGCGTGCCCGAGTAGGTGACCTTGCCATCGACAGGAGCGGCGAGCGTCAAGTTCGGAACCGCCATGAAAGTGATCTGCTTGCCGGTGACGCCGGCACCCAAGGTTGCCTTGAAGGGCAGGGGCGTGTTGGCAGCCATGGCGGTGAACATGGCCTCCTGCTGGGTGTCGCCCTGCTCGTAGTGCATGTCGAAGGTGTAGGGCGAGGGCTCGCGCGGGCCCGAGATGTACTCGCGGGTGCCCGGCGGGGTGTCGAAGTCGGTCGCGTCGATCTTGTTCGGCGTGAACCCACCCCCGTTGAGGTTCGTCACGCCGGGGATGTTGACGTAGCTGATGGTGCCGCTGCCGGAGCCCAGCAGCAGGTGCATGAAGCCTTGAGCCAGGACGGCCATGGTCATTCTCCTGAGGAAGGATGGCAGGTTGAGGAAGGTCGCGCACCGCCTGCCACGGCGCGCGAAAGGGGTCAGGTGTTGACGAGATCCAGGCGGATCGAGACGCGCCGGCCGATGAGGGAGGCGTCCGTAGTCGGCGACGGCATGGGGCCATTGACCCGGCAGACGTCGCACTTGCCGCCGGTCACGACGAGGTCGCCGGGGCGATTGTGGAAGAGGTCGCGCACCGCCCGCATGAGCGTGTCGAGGCCTGCGCCGGAGCCGGTGTCCCGCTGATAGCCGCGCACGTCCTGGACGATCAGGCGGCCGGTCTCGGTGAAGGTTTCCATAGGCTCGTCGCGCGTCGGCACGGCGATGATCAGGAACGGCTTGGTTGGCGGCGTGTCGAGGAAGTCGTCCGGCGCCCGCTCGGAGAAGATGGCCGGGGCGCCGTTGTACGTCGCCAGCGAGGCCGCGAGGCCAGCCAGCCGGGCGAAAATGGTGGCGGTCGAGTTCATTCCTTGGCTCCAGCAATGAACGCGTCGCGCAGCTCGTCGGCGTAGTCGGTGGCCAGCAGGGTCAGGAAGGGGCGGGCGGCCATGCGCTCTGTGCCCTTCTCCAGCGCTTCGGCCTGGGCAGAGTTGGCGACGATGCGGCCGACCAAGTCCTCGCCTTCGCGCCTGATCTGCTCGTCGGCGTTGGTGTTGGCCGACAGCGCGCCGGTGTCCTTTGCCGGCGGCTCACCGGGAGCCGATGCCTGATGCTTGCCGTAGACCCTGCCGCTGCCGGGCCGGTTGAGGATGTCGCCCTTGAGGATTTGCTCGCCCTTACCGAGAGCGCCACGGAGGCCTGCCTCGCCCGCGTCGGTGGCGATCTTGGCGATGACCCCGTCGTAGAGCGTGACCTTGCCCATTTACCGGCCCTGAAGCTCGTACAGGGCTGCGGCCGGGTCGCCGGTTTTAGCGATGACGTCGAAGGTGGATAGGGCTAGGCCTTTGGCGGGGTCGGGCGCGGTGATCTTGTGGCCCCCAGCAGGGATGACGCCCGCCGGGAGACTGCCGCCGAGGACAAGGATCAGGCGGTCAGACGCCGGGACGCCCTGCGGTCGGCGGTAAACGTCGTAGTCCATTACCAGAGCCTTGCAGGCGTGCGGGGTGGGCTGGCCTGAGACATAGCCGCCCTGGCCATCTGAGACCTGCTCGCCGGGCACGATCAGGACGCCGTCCTCGAAATCCTCGGCGAAATCGGAAAAGGCTTCAGCCTGAAGGCCGGTAATGATGCTCATGCGGCCCTCCGAACGGCGATGCTCTCGTCACAGCGGCAGGCCACGACTTCCTCAGTGCCAGCCCCAAGCGAAACGTCCCCTGGGAACATCAGCAGCGCGCCGCTTGGGCTCTGAAAGGGCAGGGACAGGCCCCGAACCGTCTGGCCGCCCATGCCTTCGTGCGTGTCGCGGACGCGGCGGTCGCCAGCTGTGTGCCAGCCCCGTTCAATGTCGGCTTCGGCGATGCGGCCTTCATCGACCAACTGCTGATAGGCTTCGTGCTTGGCGGCGCGGATAGCCGGTAGCCCCTCGGTGCGGGCGATGACTTCGCCACGGAGTTGGACCAGGCGAGCGGAATAGCGGGTGACCATGAGCGAGGCGGTGTCGCGGTCGATGGCCTTGCCCTCACGGATCGCCTTCAGGACCGTGCGGTCATAGCGGCGGTCGCGGCGGGTGCGGGTCAGGTACTGCTTCAGCAGCTTCGGATCGGCCGAGGCCAGTTCGATGCGGGCCGCCTGGACGTAGGCTCGTTGCGGCGCCGACAGACCGATCAGACCTCCAGTCCTTTGGCCGGTGGCGCGACTGATGCGTCCGACCAGGTCGAGGGCGACTGCGCGGGGATGCGCGCCGCGTGCCATGCCGTCAGCGAGGAAGTCTCTGGCCTGTTGGCGCTCCCCCTCGACTAGGCCGGTGATCAGGTTGCCCGAGAACTGGCGTATCCAGCTGGCGGCGCGCTGATTGCCGGGGTCGAAGCGGAAGCCGATCGATACGGCGGCGGGCATGGATGCGACGGCGCCCTGGCCGCCTGCGACGAAGGCCTCGGTGATCTTGGCTTCCAGCGGGAAGAAGGCGGCTCGGTCTATGTGCAGCGCTTCGAGGGCCGCCTGCAGGTTGCTCTGTTCGATGGCCAGCTTCAGCCTCTGAAACTCGACACCGCTCTTCAGATTGTTGACGGCTTCGCGGAAGGCGAGGGCGACCTCCAGGCCGAACTTCGCCGCCAGCTCCCTGAAGAGCTGTCGTTGGGTCGGACGTCGGGCCATGGGCTTAGGGTTTCAGCTTGCCGGCGTGGTGGGCAGCCTCGGCCATCAGATCGAGGTAGGCTTCGAACTGCGCGCGGGCCAGGTCGCGATAGCGCTGAACCTCGGACTGCGGCTGCTGATTTGCGATGGCTTGCTGCATCTGACCTGCCATCGAGGCGCAGTCGAGGATGGTCTCGGTCGCCAACTCCATCGGCATGCGATGGGCCTTCAGGCGCGGATCATCATGGGCGATGCGTTTGGTCATCGAGGGCAAAGTCGCACAGGTCATAGCGTCAGACCACAAAGATCGCCGGGAAGGCGACGGCGAAGAATGGAGCGAGCAGCCCTTCAACGGCACTCAGCTTCAGGGTGCCGTCGGCAACGGCGTCACCGCTGCCTTCGAAGTATTCCTTTTCGAGCGGGCCGATTTTCTTGCGCTTCAGGGCGCCGGCGGCGGTCACAGCGATGGCTAGGCTGCCGGGGCTCAAGGCCTCCTGATAGGCCGCGTGATAGCTGGCGTGCTCGATGGCGACCGGCACGATGTCGGACGGGATAGCCTGGCCGTGGGCGCACGCGCCGACGCGGGGCCAAGCGCGCTCTTGCTCAAAGCCGACAGTCGGCGCCCCGGAGAAGCGGGAGCCATATACCCCGTCGAGGTACTGGCTCCCGCGCTGGCGTAGGACGGCGGGCGTGGGCGCAGCGGTAGGCAGCGACAGGCCGGCTTCCACCAGCCATGCCGCGAACTTATCGTCGGTGCCATAGCCCGCCATCGGTCAGCCCTCGGTCTTGGTCTTGTCGGCGATGAAGGCGGCCTTGGCGTCGGCGTCCAGCTTATTGAACGCCTCGGCTTCGTCCTTGCTCAGCTTCTCGACCAGTTCCTTGTCGCCATCGACGACCGAGTAGGAGCCGGCGCCGCGGTGAACGGCTTGCGGGCCCTCCGACGGCTTCTCGCCCTTCTTGGCCTTCTCGACGAGCTTCACCTTCACGCCGTCGGCGGCGTATGCGTCGATCTGCTCTTCCGTCAGTGGGGAGGTCGTGGTGACCTCCCCATCCTTGCCGGCGTCGATGACCTGATGGCCACCGTCGACCTTGAAGGCCTTGCCGATCGAGGAGCCGTTCTTGACGGTGTAGGTCGTCATGATCAGGTCCTCTTGCCGGTGCGGAGGACGTCGGGACGTTGGCAGAAGTACAGCGGGTAGCTGTAGAGTTCGCCACGGGTCCAGGCCTGACGATCCCGGTCAGGGATGTTCATGGCGTAGGTGTCCTGACCGAGGGTGTTCACGTAGGGGCCGAACTCGGCCGGAGCCATGGCCTTCTTGAACACGTCCTTGGCGCCGACCGGGAAGAACTTCGCCTCGTCGGGGGCGATGGCCACCGTCGAGTTGTCATCTGTGCCCTGGTAGTTGTGGTAGGTGATGCCCGCGTAGGTGAAGGCCTGGAACGACTTGTCGGTGCGCAAGTCCGCAGCGGCCGCCCAGTTCAGATACGACTTCTCGACCTCGGCGCTGGTGACCAGGGCGTCGAAGAACGCATCGCCAGCCAGCGCGTGGATCGTGGTGCCGGGGGTGAACGAGCCGCCGGCCGACCGGCGCATCGACCGGATCAGCGCCGCCGACTTCAGGCGGATCGCGCCTTGGGCCGGGGTAGCGTTGTCGAGGTCGAAGTCCACCACGGTCGGCTGGGTGACGCCGAACTCGGTGAAGTAGTTGTAGATGACCGAGGTGCCGTCAGCGTCCAGCAGGAGGCCCTGAAGGGCGCCGAGGCGGTGGAACTCGTGGGTCAGCTCCATGTCGTCACGAACGGACGACATGCGCTTCAGGTACTCGGTCTGGACTTGGACGAACTCGCTCTCCGAACCGAAGGCGCGGATGCCTTGGACTTCCTCGGCGTAGAGCGTGAAGCCCTCGGCTAGGCGGGTCGTCTTCAGCGGCACGGCGTTGCGAGGATCGACGACCAGTTCCTTCGGCGGCGCGCCGACGGGGCTGGAAGGGATCAGCGTCAGCTTGTCGTCGCGACGATCCACGAAGACCGTGCGGGTGCGAACCGGCATGGGCTCGAAGATGGCGAGCGACCCCAGGAGCTGAGGCTTGTAACCGACCTTCGAGACGGCGCCGGTCAGCGACGTCATCGAGAAGGCCGAGTTGTTGAAGATATCCATGGCAGCCATGGGTTCAGCCCTCCTTAGCGGACGATGATGCCGAGGGCTTTCAGCGCCGCGTTGGCCGTGGCCTTCGCAGCGGCATCAGCCCCAGCTTGGTAGATGAGGTGCGCGCCGTTCACTTCGGCGTCGCGGGTGACGATGGCGCGCTTGACCGTGCCGATGGCGGCTTCGAACAAGATGCCGGCGATGGTCTGGGCGCCTGTAGCCGCGCCGGGGTCATAAGCGACGAAGTTGCCGCCCGCCGTCAGCTTGCCGAGAATGGTGCCGGCGGTCAGGCCGGGCGCGGCGCCAGCGGCGACGGTCCCGACATCACGCGAGCGGTACATGCCGTTGGCTTCCGAGACGAGGAAGTTGGCGGTTCCGCGGGTTTCGTTGAGCTGGGCCATGATCAGCGAGCCTTCTTCTGATCGACGCCAGCCGAGGCGAACACGCTGTCACCCCAGGCGTCGTTGGCGTTGATGGAGTGGTCCTGGTGGCGGATCGCGTCGCGAATGCCGTCGTTGGTCGCGGCGGTCTTCATGTCCCAGGCGGCGTCGATGTAGGCCTCGGACTTGTCCTTGACGCTGTCGCCGAGGACGGCGCGCTTGATCTCGGCAATGGACTTGCCGTCGGTGACGACGTTGGCGTCCAGAGCCTTGGCCTTGGTCACCACGGCCGCACGATCGGCGACCAGGGCGTCCAGAGCAGCGTCGTCGAGAACCTTCTTCTTCAGTTCCTCGATCTCGCCGTCCTTCTTGGCCAGTTCAGCGTCCTTGTCGGCGATGACCTTGGCGTGGGTGGAGTTGGCGTCGGTCAGTTTCTGGCCGGCGGTGTCGAGCAGGCCGCGCAGCTTATTCACTGCAGCTTCGCCTGCGTCCGTGGTCTCGACCGGGAGGCCGTCCACGATGATCGTCTTGAGCGCCATGTGGCGGTCTCCTTGGATTGAGGGCGGGGGAGAGATGACCGCGGGGGCGCCCTGTTGATCCCCGATGCGGCATTCGGAACCCGCGCGACCGCGCCCGACGATGGCCAGGTGGTTGCCGCGGATGTTGGTCTGGATGGCGTCGTAGGCCTCGCCCTCGGGCGTGGTGCCGGCGTCGAAGACGATCTGGCTCTCGTACCCACACGACAGCTCGCGCTTGCCGTCCTTCCAGTTCTGGATGGAGGCCGCGTCCATGACGACCATGGGCACCCGGATAAAGGCACCGTCGCGGGCGATCTCGTTGCCCGTCATGCCGACGCTGTGCGCCTTCCAGTTCTTGGAGGAGACGGCCTCAGAGGGGTGGTCGTCGGTGATCGGCTTGTGCGCGAAGCTGGCCATGGCGTCGGTCGAGAAGACCTCGCTCTCGGGCCGGTAGACGCGGACCAGCGCCTTGTCGCGCCAGCCCTGCTTGTTCTCGGGGTCCACTTCCTTGCCGGAATAGAGCTGGATCCCGGTGCGCGCGATCTTGGCGTCGGCCACGAGGTATCCATCCCGCGTGAGCCTGGGCTCGCCGAGGGTGACGGCATCGAACAGTTGCATGGGCTATTCCTCGGACAGCTTCGAGGACCAGTCTTCGTCGACCTCCGAGAACAGCTCGGGGCCGAAGACCAGCTTGCCGCGGTACGGGTCGACCTTGGACAGATCGAGGTCGCCGCCGGCGTAGGTGATGGTCACGTGCGGCTGGTAGGACGGGAAGTCCCACGACGCGTCGGCCTCGCGCTTGATCGCCTCATGGCGCCACGACAGTTCCGACGAGTTGAACAGCAGGACGACCGCCCCCTTGTCGCCGAGGGGCTCGACGAGGCGGGCCCCGCCGGGCGCGATGGTCAGCTTGCCGTCCTTGTCGCTGCTCCAGGTCTCGCCGACCTTCATCCAGTCCACCGGTCGTCGGCTGAAGGCGATGGTGACGTGCAGATCGTCGGCCGGGGTGGTGGTGTCGAAGCCCTGAGCCTTAGCCCAGGCGATCAGGTCGGCGGCGTTCAGCAGCTTGCGCTGGACGTAGAGGGTGCGAGGTGCGGCGTCCTGGGTTTCGATAGGGTTGGGCTGCAGGGCAGGCTGGGCAATGGCCGCAGCTTCGTCCTCGCCTTCATCGTCCTGCTCGCTGAGCTTGCCGTATTCCTCCATGGCGCCCTCAAGTCCTGCCAGCGACCCGTCCTCGATCAGTTCGTTGACCAGGGCGTCGGACAGCGCCTCGATGGGCATGAGGGGCTCTGAGGTCCCGCCCGTTCCCGCGATGGTGCGCGCCGCGTCGGCCTTGGTCTTGAAGATGGTCGCCTTGTCGCTCTCCGACAGTTGCCAGAGCGGGTTCCAGTCGTAGTGGATGCCGGGATCGCGGGCGCCGGTGGCTGACCGGATCAGCGCCTCGTCTAGGCGCGTGAGGGCAGGGCCCATCTCTAGCGTCTGACCAGCGGAAACCCGGTCGTAGTAGTTGCGTAGGTCGCTCTCGCCCGTGCTGTTCATCCCGCCCGGCGACATGCCCATAAAGCGGGTCATCGGAATGTCGGCGGCGCCCGCGGCGTGCTGGTCGAAGCGATCCATCAGGTCGGGCAGGGAGGCGAAGCTGACGGCCTTGCGCTGGTAGGTGTTCTTGGCGTCCAGGACGAGGGCGCGAAGGTTCGACTTGGCGTCGAGGTTCATCTTCAGCAGGTCGCGGACCTTGTCCTCGCCGCCCGGCAGCTTGAGGATTTCGGCCAGGCCTTCGATCGACACGACGTCGACGTTGGCTTCGTAGATCAGGCTGTTGATGTTGGCCGAGGCGCTCTCCGCTTGCTTCACCGCCGACATGACCGCGATCAGGACGCTGTCGCCCCAGCCGAAGGCGCTGGAGGTGATGTCCCGGTCGGGCAGGTCGTTGCCGTAGAAGGTGGTCAGGCGGGAAGGGTGGATCGTGGCCTGGCCGCTCGCGCCGCCTGCGATTGTGAAGTCCTTCGGCATCCCGAAGAACTCGGACATGGGGTCCGTCTCGATCTCTCCCGGCACCAGCTGGCGCGGGGTGAAGACGGTCAGGAAGCGGATGCCGCCCTTGGCCACTCGGCTGACGTCGAGAGGCTTGGACGCGTCGTCACCGAAGTCCGCATAGACCGCAGCGCCGCCGAACAGCCGAGCCTTCTTGCGGGCCTCCAGCACCTTGCCGCGAACGTTGAGGCGCTTCTCCTCAGCTTCGATCAGTTCGATCTGTTCCTGCGAGGCCTGCCAGGCGCGCCAGTTGCGGCAGCTATCGAGTGCTGGGATGTCCACGATCTTCCGCGCCATCCAGGAGCCGCGATAGGCGTTGACCAGTTCCATCGCGTCGATGGTCGGCTCGGCGTAGTAGCTGTGCGCCGCCTTGTCCCGCTCGGTGTTCAGGCCGGACAAGGCGTTGGCCAGGCCGTCGCCGATGGTGATCACTTCACCCATGGGTCAGACCTCACAGCAGGCTATCGATGTCGAGCATTGCGGGGGCGTTGAGCGCCAGCTCGTTGAAGGCGTCGGCAGCGGCATCGACTTGGTCGTCGTGGGCGGCCGACGGGAAGGAGCAAAGCTCATCGACGAAGGGCTCTATCCACGCGTCGCGGACCGGATCGCCAGTCGTCAGGATGTAGACGTTTCCGGCCTCAGCTTGTGTGGCCAAGGCGGTGGCGCGGGTGATCTTCGAGCCCGTGGGCTGCTCGGTTCGGACGGCATAGCCGCGGAGCTTGTTCACGAGGGTCTGCACATAGCCCTTGCCGGCGGCACCGGGGTCCTGGGGCAGGCGGATCGTGACGTCTTGCGTGTCCGACGCGGCGGTCAGCTTCAGTTCTGCTTCCAGCTGGGCCGGGCTCCACTGGCCGGTGCGGCAGTGGGTGAAGTAGTAGGCCGCCTCATCGCCATACCCGACCTGGGTGCAACGAGCGCCGGCGCTGGGGTCGCCCCCGCCTTCTGTGGCCCCGATGTCCCAGGCGCGGACCGTGCGCTTCGGACCCGCAGGCAGGATTGAAGCGGTCTTGAACCATTCCCGCTGGAAGATACCGCCATCGCGAGGCGAGGGGCGCTGCTGATACTGGCCGGCCCATGCGTATGAGCCCTTGGCCCTCTTGAGCTTGGCGACCTCAGGGGCGGGGAAGCGCTCGGGGAAGAGCAATTCGCCCTCATCGGTGCGCGGATCCTCGAAGAACAGTTCGCCGTCGATGTAGGTCCGGCAGGGACCGCCGGTCACCTTGCCGTCGTCGCCCGTCCGAGCCGCCTCGAACTCCATCGGCAGGTTCAGGTGGACGAAGCCGATGTCCAGTTCCAGCGCTACCGCCGCCACGTCCTTGGCGTGCAGGCGCTGCATGATGATCACGATGGCCGACGTGGTGACGTCGTTCATCCGGTCGGAGATACCTTCGCGGAAGATGCGGACGGCGGTCTCGCGCTCGGCGTCGGATTCGGCGCTCTCGGTCGAGTGCGGGTCATCGACCTTCACCCGGTCGCCCCGGCCGCCGGTCATCGAACTGAACGGGCGGGCCTCGCTGAACCCGTTGTCGGTGTTCTCGAACTTGCCCTTGGCGTTCTGGTCGGCCCGCAGGTTCAGCGGCCAGAGCGCGCGGTACTGGTCGCTCTCAATCAGGCGCCGAAGCTTGAGGTTGTCCCGGAGGACGTTGGCCTGGCTGTAGGAAGTGGCCAGCGTCTGAAGATCGGGCCGCCCTTTCGGCCCCCATTCCCATGCGGTCCAGAAGACCAGCACGAGCGACTTCATCATGCCGGGCGGGATGGTGATCAGCAGGAACTGGATCTGACCGTAGGTGACGGCCTCCAGGTGCTTGCACATGGCCCGCAGAGCCCATCCGGACTTGAACGGGCGCTTCGGCTCCAGAACGGTCCAGTGCTCCTCGATGAACCCATGCAGGCTGTCGCAACGGGCGCGGATCTCGCCCTGGCGTTCAGTCAGGCGCTTGCGGTCGGCCTCAGCCTTCCGTCTCGCCCGCTCCGCCCTGATCTCTTCCAGCGTCGGCAGCGCGACGAGTGATGAAGCGCTCAATGACCTCCAACTCCTCGTCGCTTGCGGTCGTCAGGTCGAAGCTGTGGGATTGCCGGATCGGGGCGTCGGTCTTGTCGCCGCCGACCAGGGCGACCTTGTCCCCGTAGGCCTTGGGCCGAAGCTTTCCGGCCAGCCACTTCCGGGCATCGATCCGGACGCGCTTGTCGTTGGGCTCCAACGCCTTGTTGTCCGCGATGTCGACGATGTCGTCGGCGAGACTGTCGGCCTGGGCTTCCCGAGCCCGCGCGTACTGGTCCGCGAATGCAGGGACGAGGCCAAGCCATTTGAACACGGTCGACTTGGCCGGCATCTCGCTATCGCTGCAGATGGAACGCAGGCTTTCCCCGTCAGCCAGGCGCTCGCAAATGGCGTCCGCCACCGCCTCGTTGAACTCAAGCGGCCTTGACATTCCGGGCCTTCGGCTGGGCATCGCCTTTCACGCGCTCAGCAACGCCAGCGGCTTCCAAGCGGTCAGCGGCTTTGGCGTCGGCAGCGTTGAACGGGGCGCCGGCGGCGGCAGCGCCATCAGGCAGGGAGAAGCCGACGAGGGCTTTCATGGGGACCATGTGAGGTTCCTTGGTCAGTATTTGGACACTGGAAACTGGTCGCAATCTCGATGCGTTCAGCGCTCCCAAGGAGGAGCCATGACGTTCACACAACTCGACCCCGCACTGCCGATCCGCGTTGAGGACAAGGGAGAGGGCTATGCCTTCGCCGTCATCGACTACGGCCAGGAGCACAACCTGATCTGGGTCACCGCCATCAACGACACCGGGGAAATCTGGTGTGCGCCGAACCCCAAGGTCCGGATGATGGCCAACTGGACAATGGGCCGGAAGAAGCCGCCAAAAGTCGGCGGCGATGATTGCATGCAGACCTAAGCCTGTGGGGGAGGGAGGGACGCCCCAGGGTGGTCCGGGGCGCTGTGGTTCTCACCGTGTCCGGCTGGCCTGTCAGGAAGTAGCGTAAGCGGCGCCGTACTTGCCGTCCTTCTTGTGGCCGATACCCCAGTTCAGTTTCGTCCCATTGGCGAACACAACCGAATAGGTCTCGACCCGGCCCTCGGGGGTGTCGTCAGCCTTGGTGAAGGTCATCGACTGCACATCGCCCAGGCTGGCGAGGCCCGCAGACATTTGGGCAATCTGCTGTCGGCAGGCGGCCAGGAGCTGCTCGGCCATGATTTCAGTTGGACAATTGCCGGACGCAGTTTCCGTGATCATCCGACGGAGGTCGGCGGAATACTGCCCTTCGCTCTCATGAGCCGAAGCGGAGAAGGCTGTCAGGCTGGCGGCGGTAGCTGCGATGGCGAAGAGTTTCAGGCGCATGGTTTCCTCTTTGAGCTTGGAGAACCATGGATGGTCAACAGGCGGCGGGCAAGCGCGCTTGGCCTCGCGGTTCATCCTGATCCAGCCATTCCCGTAGGGCCGAACATGGTCAGGCGGGGCACTAAAAAAGGCCCCGACACAGGGTCTGGGGCCTCTCGGCGCATTGCTGCACCATGGGCTGTGTCCGTGATTACCTGTCCGGTGTCAAGCGATCACCAAGTCTGGCATACGCGCCTGCACGCGATCATGCAGTGCGCTGGCGAAGTCCGCCTCACAGCAATCAATCACGTCGTTGGCCTCGCTGACAACCATTGCATTCACCGCCACGGTTCTGGAAACACGCTTATGCCTATAGAGCCAGGCTGAAGTCTCAGCCCAATCCCAGAGGGGGCTCTCGGTAGTGACCCGCGCGCGCGGAGCGGGGAAGCCCTCACCGCGATCACCCTTGAAATAGTTGGACATGGCCGAACGGGATAAGTTGGCGCGCTTAGCCATGTCCGCAAGACTTACGAGGGGGTCGGGCTCGACGTGCTCCACCGTGGCGCCGGCGGCTTTGACGTTCTCCACCGCGCTGACAATTGCGGCCTCGATTGACTCGGCCGTTCGGGCAAAATCAACGAGGATATGGCCCTTTTGGAAGGACACCATCGCATCATCACAGCCCGCATCGAAAAAGCGGCCTTCGAAATCATCAGCCTTAGGATCCAAGCCGGTCGCAATGACCGTGAATTCAAACGTCTCCATCTTCGACCTCCTCTTCTCTCTCTTGGTGAGGGCACCGATCAACGGCCCGCATGACTTGGCGAGCATGATTGTCAGCGTTCCTCGGGGTACCGAACACACCTACTTGGCAGCCGTCACGGTCAGCATGTGCGCAATACATTCGACCCCAATGGCCTAGCATGCGTACGGTCCAACCGCGCTCCTCAGCGTACCGGACTGCCTCCTCAACCTCCTTGTTGGGGTGGCGCGACCTACTCATCGGCGCACCCGATATCTAGCGTGGTGTGAACACCTGTCAACAGCTGGGGTTCCTTTTGTCACTTTAAAGGTGAAAGGGGGATGAACGAGAGTGCGAGAAAATATCGTCGTTCACTCCAGCCCGTACGCTATTGCTGCACAGTCGAGCCCGACAATCAACGCCTCAGAGATCGCCGTTCGCGTTGATCCACTGGAACTTAGCGTCAGCAGGTTCGCCCCCTTGCCCGCCACCTCCCGCAGAGCCCAGACCGCCCGCCCGACCCGCTCCACATCCGACCGGCCCAATGCGCCCCGGAAAGTCCGGTCCTCCTCCTGGATCATCGCCTCTAAGTCGCGCACGAACTCCTCCCGCTCCCGGCGCTTCTGCGCGAAGCCGTCGCCGCCCCGGGTGATCTTGCGGGTCTGGTCGATGGAGGGAGGGGTCAAGCCCTTCTCCGGGTCCAGCAGCTCGTAGTCGTCTCGATAGCGGAGGCCGGCGGCGTGCTGGGTGCGGGTGATCGAGCCGGCGGTCAGGAGGGTCTCCAGTCCGTCACGCGAGGCGCGCGGGGCGCCCTTGGAGCCTTCGTGCTTGGACGTGCCGATGGTCAGGCCGCGCAGGGCCTCCAGCCCGCGAAGCTCCTCCAGCCCCTCGGCGGCGGCGCGGTCGGCCAGCCTGGCGTCGATCTCCCGGTCCAGAGCTTCCAGCATCCGGTGCCCGATCCGCTGCACGGTCAGGTCGGGGCCCGCGATCTTCCGTTCAGCGTCGGCGAAGCGCCATGCCTGGCCCTCGGTCAGCGTCACGCCCCGGATCGTCACCGGCGCCATGTTGTCGTTTGCCACGGCGATGTTGTCGTTGGCCCCGATGACGCGGGGGAGCGAGGGTTTCGCATAGCGCTGGCGCTTCTTGCGGCGGTCTTCCTTGCTCACGATGAGGCTCCATGGCTGGCGAGGTTCGTGGGAATCTGACAATCGGCTTCGAGGGATCCCGACAATCGTTTCTCGATCGGGCAGTGAGAGGATCGCCAATGCGATTTGTTGTGAAGTCGCGGAAAAGCTTTTGGACGGGGCAGTCGACGAAATACGTCGCCGTTACGGGGCTTCAGGAGGGACAAGAGCTCTCGGAATCCCAGGCTATGATTTTGGCTCTTCACGATATCAGCGATACTTTGGCGGCAATCGCTGAGACGACTGAAGAAATCCGTAAGCGCCAAAAATAGCATCACGCCGCCGCCCTCCACTGGCGATCCTCATGGTTCAGCCAGTAGGTCGAGCCGTTGATGCTGACGGCGCGGGGGAAGCCGCCCGCCCGGAGGCACATGCTGACCAGCACGCTGTCGTTCGCCAGTTGCAGGGGCGGCTGGACGATGGCGAGCGGCGGCGCGGCGGCCCGGCGGTCATCAACGGTGTAGCTCTTCGGCAAGCGGCCAGACCGACGCAGGGCACCGATGTGTCCGCGAACGGCGCGCGGGCTACGGCCCAGCACGGCGCCGATCTCCTGCGAGGTGCATCCGTCGAGGGTCAGCTTCACGATCCGGTCCAGGTCGCTTTCGGAGAAGGGTTGAGGGGTCATGCGGCGGCTCCTTTGGCGAATAGGTCGGGATCGTTGGCGGCCGGCGGGCTGAACCCGAACTCGGCCAGCAGGGCGGGCGGGACACGGCAGGCGGGATGCCCAGGGCGCGGCCCGGCGTCGTCTGACGGCCAATGGCCGTTCTGACGGAACTCCCGCAGCCAGCGGCGCCAGCGGTCGGCGTCGGACGGCTGGGCCCGGTCGAGCGTGGCGGCCAGCGCCGTCTTCGGGGCGCGCTCGATCGCCGCAGCGATCCAGTTCCGCCACGCCGCGCGCCAATCGGCGCAGCGCCGGTCGTTCTGCTCGGCGTGGTTCCGGAAACGGTCGGCCTGAGCTCTGACGTCGAGGTTCGCCCCCGCCGCCCTAGCCTTGGCCTGCTGCTCGGCGATGTCCTCGTCGGTCGGGAAGCCCGGCTGGATCGGTCGGCTGGGCTTCCGCCGCGAACGGCCCTCGGGGGGTAGGGGGGTATTATCTACGCGGGTAGGGGTGGGTGGTTGGGGGGTCTGGGGGGAAGGAGG